CACCACCTGGTGCTGATGTTGTAGCATAAGCAGTGTCTAAGTCGAAAATAGTTTCGTTAGTGATACCAGCAGATGTCCAAACAGCAGCAGGAGCGTTGTCTCTGTTAAGAGAACCCATTTCGAAGATTTTAGCAACGATTTGTTTAGAAATTGTTTGAGACAATTCGTTAACAAGGATAGACTCCATTTTTTGAACGATATCCATACCTGTGTTAGCTTTGATATCTTCAATTTCAGTTCTTCTAAGAGCTGAAGATACTTCGATAGTACCAACTGCTACTGATTTAGAAGAAATTTTTGGTCCGATTACACCAGCATAAGACTGATCATCTACATCCCTTCTCATTGGATATTCACCAGCAGCACCTGAACCAGCGTTAGCCCAGTTAGCAGAGAAGCCAGGGATATGATCTTCTAAAGCAGATACTAATTCAATAGTAGTAACAGCTGTAGATTGAGTACCAACTGAAGTAATCCATGTAGCCATAGATTGAGTTGTACCAAATGTATTTAAAGTTTGGTCATAAGCAAAATAATTGTATTGACCAGCAGTGTTAGCTTGTCTGTAAGCTCTGAACATTGGGTTACCATCGATACGAGAGAAACCTAAGAATTCACCAACACCAAATTTTGTACCTGTTGGCTCAGTAGATGATAATTTGTTAGAAGAACTAACGTTAGTACCACCAGTGATAGTAGATCCAAATAAGCTAACCCATAATCTACCACCTGTTAAACCACCAGATGTTTGAGAAGCACCAGCAGCAACAGCAGCAAGAGCTAATTGAGCTTTAATCTCAGTAGAGTTAGTAAAGCTTGATAATTTGAAAACTTGTGGTCTTTCGTTTGTTGAAGCATCAACATCATCGTATTGGAAATCGATGTATAATAAATCGATTTTTGGACCTGGAGTTGGTTTTACAGCAACTAAGTCTAAACCAATTGTTTGAGCAGCAATTTTCATAGCTACTGGTAATAAGTTTTGACCAACGTCACCTGAACCAGCTACACCACCACCGTTACTCCAAAGAGAACCGTTAGTTGTACCAGGAAGGTTTGTAGAACCAATAACTGGATTCAATACTGATCCCATACCGGCTACATTTGCTGCGTTTACATACGCATTTTCATTGATTGAGTGATACTCAGCCATTTCTGACATCCATTCAACTCTATCTTCAGCTACACCCATGTTTTCCAAAACTGGAGCCCACTTCTTAACTGCTTTTGATTTGTCTATTCTAATGTGTGACATAATTTTTTTTAATTTTTTTTTGTGTTTATCTATATATTACCCTTCGAAATTTCAATAATTTCAAATGTGGATTTTTTATAGATTAAATGTTTTTGAATCTTTCCATAATCGCAGTAACATCATTATCAGAAAGTTTATCTTCTTGTATTAAACTTTCATGAGCTACTAACTTTTTAGTTACAGACTCGTTTGTTTTAAGCTTTCTAGTTAACCAGAAATGCTCAATTTGTGATTCAGTCATTAAAACTTCAGCTGGGTAAAGTCTAGCTTGTGATAAGATAGATTTTTTAGCAGATTCAGTCAATTGACTCCAGATAGCCTTAGTGTTTTCAGGCATTAATCTGATTACTCTTTCTTCAAGAGATTCATTCTTAGATGATAGTGCTTCTGCGATTAGGCTTAACACATCTTTAGATGTGAAGTAATTTCTTTCGCTTATGTGAAATTTAACAGCCTCTTGGTCTTCATCAGACAAAGCATAGAAACTATCTACTTGTGATTTGTTTAAGAATTTTAAGAAATTCAAATCACTTGATTCAGAAACTTTACGTTTTTTAGCTTCTTCGATTAATTTATTAATTGATTCTGACAATTCAGAGTCACTTACTCCTTTAACTTCGTAGTCGTGAGCTTCTTCTTCGTCATTATTTTCTTCTTCAGTAGCAGATGGACCACAGTCTTCATCTTCTTCTTTATTGTATGCTTCTTCTTCGTGAGCTGGAGCAATACCATTGTATGCTTCTTCTTCATCGTTTTCTTCAGCATTAGGACCACAATCCTCATCTTCTTGAGTATTTTCAAAACCAGCGGCTTGTAATGAAGGGAAAGCTTCTTCTTCTTCACCCATTGACTCGTTTAACTTTTTAGAATTTAACTTCTCAACGATTAAACCTTGGTAAGAAATTGATTTGTCTAAGTTTTCAGCGATGTATTCAGAGTAAGCAATATTGTCATCTAAATGTTCAGCGATGTATTCAGAGTAAGCGATGTTACCTTCAACGTGTTCAGCTAAATATTCTGAATAAGCAATTGAATTATCAACGTGTTCAGCAATATATTCTGCGTAAGAGATATTTTTGTCTAAGTTTTCAGCAATATATTCAGAGTAAGCAATATTCTTATCTAAGTTTTCAGCTAAGTACTCAGAGTACTCAATGTTTTTATCTAAATTTTCAGCTAAGTATTCAGAGTAAGAAATATTCTTATCTAAGTTTTCAGCGATATATTCAGAGTAGTTAATGTTTTTATCTAAGTTTTCTGCTAAATATTCAGAATACTCAATATTTTTGTCTAAGTTTTCAGCTAAGTATTCAGAGTAGTTAACAGCTTTTTCTAAATTTTCAGCTAAATAGTCATTGTGTTTAATAAGTTTGTCAGTAGTTTCCTTTAAAGACTTGTTTTCATTAACCATAATTTGAACTTTTTCAGCCAAATAATCTAAATATTTAACAACTTGAGAATTAGTAGCATTTAACTCTTCGTAGTACTCTAAAAGTTGTTCTAACTTTTTAGGAGAAAGATTACCTTTAGTAAGAGCACCTTTAACTTCTTTCTTTGTAGAAGCTAGTTCTTTAACTAAATACTGTGAATATTCAGTTAACTGTTGCTTTGTAACAAATTCATTTTTGTTCATATCAAATAGTTGATTTATTTTGGACTCATCGGACATTTCATATATCCTAAAGTTAGAGTTTTCATTATATCCCAATGACTCGTTGATATTCTTAACAGACATTTTAGCAGAAGCAAAACCTGGGTCAGCAACGATATCATATGTAAATAATTTTTTCAATGAAACAGTACCATCTGATTCAGTGATACCAGCGGCTCTTGAAGAAACAAAAACAGGACATCCGTCATCGACCAATGCCTTAGCTTCTTTTCCCCAATAAGTGTTTAACAATCTAATTTCACCGTTAACTAAATTTGATTCTTTTACATAGTTAGCTTTTGTGATAATGTGTGATGCTCTTGAAAGAGATGTATCGAAAACATCTGGGTGGTCAAACTCACCATAAACAACACCTAAGTTGCTCATTCTTTCATTTAGTTCTTGTAGAGCTGGAAGAAATTTCTCAGCTGTGTAAATTCTCTCATTACGGTTTTTAACACCGAACTCTGTGAAAGTACCACCTAAAATATAATCCTTCTTAGTTGAACCATTGTTCTCTCTAATAAGAGAGTTAGTTGAATTTTCTATAATTAATACTGGTTTCATTTAAGTTTATTATTTTTTAAAATATAGTGTATATATAATCGATATAAAACCGCCTTTTTTTCAACGTGGATTTTTTATAGTAGAGATAGGCTTCAGTCCTGGTTTGCCATGTATAAAACCATGGAGGAGAGAAGACATTTTTAATAAATAAAAGAAATTGAGCGGTTTTTTATGATCCTTACAAGAGAGATAGAAATAAAAATTAATGAATCAAATTATCAATACTATGATGATTTAGGATATGATGTAGCAATTGGTGAGATTATTAAAATACCAATTGAATTAATGTCAAAAGGATCACATTATAAAATAAAATGTAAATGTGATGGATGTGGTATTGAAAAAGAGGTAATATTTAAGAACTATGTTAAATACGATAACAAGTTTGGAGAATACTATTGTAGAAAATGCTCTGAAGTAAAAAGAAAAGAAACTTTGAGAAAAAACTTTGGTGTTGACTATCCAATACAGAATAAGAAAGTACTTAATAAGATGAAGAATACACTTATTGAAAAGTACGGTGTTGATAATATATCAAAAAGAGATAAACAAAATGAGGTTTCTTAAATAGAATACCTATATGATAGAATTAAAAGAAGGGGATGTTTTTGAAGGACAGATTGAATTCTCAACAAATGGTAACGCATCCTTATTAGTAGAAGATAAAGAAATCTTCATTTACAAGAAAAATACAGCTAACTCTTTACACTTAGATAAAGTAAAAGTTCAAATCTTTCAAGCTGAAAGAAAATTAGAAGGAAAGGTCATTGAAGTTATTTCAAGATTTAAGACTGAGTATGTCGGAAGAGTACAAATAGGAAAGAAAACAACATTTGTAGTTCCAGATAGTAATAAAATTCCAGTAGACTTTTATATTAAAGGCGGATTAGTAGCTGAACACGACCAAAAGGTTGTAGTAGAATTAACAAAGTGGGAAGACTCAAAATCACCACAAGGAAAAATCACAAGAATTTTAGGAAACTCTGGAGATAATAATACAGAAATGAACTCAATTATGATTGAGTATGGTTTACCTGTTGAATTTCCACAAGATGTTATTAACGAATCTTTCTTAGTACCTGAGGTTATCACAGAAAAGGAAATTGCCTCTCGTAAAGATATGAGAAATATTATAACCTTAACAATTGATCCAGTTGATGCTAAAGATTTTGATGACGCTTTATCAGTTAATATTATTAACGATAATAAAATTGAAGTAGGCGTTCATATTGCCGACGTGGGTCACTATGTTAAACCAGGAACAAAATTAGATGACGAGGCTTTTAAAAGAGCCACATCTGTTTACTTAGTTGATAGATGTGTTCCAATGTTACCAGAACGTTTAAGTAATGGTATATGTTCATTAAAACCACACGAAGATAGATTGGCATTCTCTGTTATCTTTACTTTAGATAAAGACGGTAATATATTGAATACTTGGGAAGGTAAAACTGTTATTCACTCTGATAGAAGATATGCTTATGAAGAAGCTCAAGAAATAATTGAAGGTAAAGATGGTGATTATTCAACTGAAATTAGATTACTTGATACTTTAGCTAGAAAGATTAGAAAGAAAAGAATCAAAGAAGGCTCTATTGAGATGGGTGGTATTGAAGTTAAATTCAAATTAGCACCAGATAATAAAAAACCAATTGGAGTTTATTTTAAAGAACAAAAAGAAGCTAATAAGTTAATTGAAGAATTTATGTTATTGGCTAACAAAACTGTTGCTAAAAAATTATCTGAAGCCGGATGGGCAAATGTATATAGAGTACACGATACTCCAAATATGGAAAAGCTAAATGCCTTAGTTGGTGTTTGTAAGACTTTCGGCTATGATATAGAAATATATGATGATTCAGCTGAAATTAAAAAGACTCTAAATGGATTATTAAAAGAAATTAAAGAAACCCCTGAAGAAAATATGATTGAAACTTTAGTTACTAGATGTATGTCTAAGGCAACTTACACAATTAAGAACATTGGTCACTATGGTTTAGGATTCACTCACTATTCTCACTTCACTTCACCTATTCGTAGATATCCAGATTTAATTACACATAGAATTTTATTTGATTTCTTAAATAAAGGTAAACAAGGTAACCCAGGTAAAACAGAAGAACAAGCTAAATGGTGTTCATCAAGAGAATTGGTAGCGGCTAAAGCTCAAAGAGATTCAATTAAATATAAACAAGCTGAATATCTTTTAGATAAAATTGGAAAAGTATTTGATGGTATAGTTTCAGGCGTAACTGATTGGGGTATGTATGTTGAATTGATTGAAAGTAAATGCGAGGGCATGGTTAGATATCAAACTCTTGAAGGTAAATGGTCAGTTGATACAAACAATTATACTATAACTAATGAAATGGGTGATAAAATCAGATTAGGTGATCCAGTTAAAGTTGTAGTCAAGTCGGTAGATTTAGAAAGAAAACAAATAGACTTCACTTTATTTTAAATGGAAAATCAGAGTGTAACAAAGTCTTTTAGTATTGAATTAGATAATAATACCTTAGAACAATACGAGAAATTATTATCTAATTTTAATAATTGGTCTCAATATAAAAGAGAGATTAAACTAAACTCTGTTTTAGAAGATAAAAAGATTGAGTTTACTTTAGATATATCAGGACACGCATACGGTGTTATGTATGTAAATGTTTTAGATGAAGACTGGCATGAAATTGATATTCTTAAAAAAGCATCGTCCGCTATAAAGTTTATGAAATTTATACTCAAAGGTAATAATGTTTTAGAATTAGAAATAACAATTAAAACAATGACTACTGAATGGGGTAAGATTATCAGAGACTTAATTGAATCGGGAGTTGAACTAGAACTCAAACAAAACATAGTAGATAATCAAGTCAAATCTTTCTACTTTATTTATCCAAAAATGACAGCATAAAAAAACCTCTCAAATTTGAGAGGTTTTCTTTTTTATAGTAAGTTTTAGAATTCAAATTCAGCACCACCCTCAGCACCACCTTCAGCAGGAGGAGTTTCAGGAGCGGCTTGTGCTTCTGGTGCGGCTTGAGCACCACCCTCCGGAGCGGCTTCACCACCTTCAACAGGAGCCTCACCACCTTCAGCGGGAGCTCCGCCTTCAGCACCACCAGCGGCAGCACCACCAGCAGCAACACCGGCAGCATCTTTAGCCCAATATTTCTGATTTTCAGCCTTTTCTTCTGGAGTTAACTTAAATACATTGTCAATTAAATATTCAACATGGAAGTAAGGTTTTTCACCATTCATAATACCAACTAAAGTACCAAAGATTTCAGCTTTCTTAGCCAAGTTATTTAATTTTTTCCACTCTTCAAATACCTGATTTGAATTAAAATTAATATCTATTTGATTTAATAAAACCTCATCTTCTTTTAATTCGGGAAACTCAATTAACATTTGTAGTTTTAAGGGCTTAACAATAAGTTCTTTAAAGTTAGCTCTTAATCTATTAATAAAGTTGTAGAATTTAATCTCATCTCTCGTCATATCAGCCGAGTCATTGATTAAGTTACCACCACCATTTTCTTTATCAAAACGTTGAAAAGGAATCTTAGAAGCTCTTTTTAGAGCATTGTAGAACCAAGTCAACATATCTGATTCATTTAAGTTATGTCCTTCAGGTGAAACTAGTTCCATTGCCGGTGTACCAGCATCTCCTTCAGGAAACCAAATTTGTTTATTATAAGGTAAGTGTTTAGCCCCATTAATAGTTAATGTACCTAATGACTCATCCCACTCAACTTCTTCTGAATAGTCATTGATTAATTGACCAATTTGCTCTTCGGCTCTTTGTCTTGATAAACCTTTAATAGGAATAGTAAACTTTTGATAAACTGTAGCATTAATAATATTGAACATTACTCTTGTTTGCTCAAGAATCTTTAATTGGTTATAAGGCTTAATTAAACCCTCAACATAAGATGTTTCTGAATAATCATTTTGAGATGAATAAGAGATGTAAACCAACTGAGAGTCTAAGAAAATTCTTCTTAATTGAGGATCTTCTGGAAACTGAATCCATAAATGACCAATAGATGGTTCAAATGCCGGAACTAAAGTATCTGGTCTCAATCTATTGAAACCAATAACATTCTTCTTCTTATCATCATAAATAATCTCTAAAGCGATATAACCATCAATAAGAAAATCCTTCATCATATTCCAAGCTGTGATACTGTCTCCAAATCCAAACTTGTTATAAATCTTTTCAAAATATTCTTGATACTTATCTTTAATCTCTTGTGAATAGTCATTTGATAAAGGTTTAGGAGAACAAAAATCTCTCTCATCATTATAAACAATACTTTCGTCAGCAATTGAACTAACAAAATCTCTAATTTCATCTTTAATTGAATACTCTCTTAGAATTCTTCTTTTATCACCATATGCCTTATCCAAATAAGGAATCGATTTTCTATTTAAGACAGAAGCCACGGCTCTTTGTGAGAAGAAATCATACATTGAATTACCTCTAGCAGCATATGGATCTTCATTGATACCAATACCCACTTGGTTTCTAACAATCATATCATCATAGTTCATACCATAAGATGATAAACCTCTTAAAATTCTATTAAAAAGTCCTTTATTTTCAACAGCACTGTTGGTGTAGGCAAAATTTGTTTGACCAGAACCTGCGGTAAATTGATTATATGATGCCATTTATTAATAAGTATTTCGTTTATATATTAAAAATCCAAAGTCCCTCCAAAAAGAGTAAAACCTACTGTGTCAGTAGGTTTTTATAGATTATAAATAATACGTTCTTTGTATTAATTTAAGATCACCAGAATTTAAGTTATACTCTTTTAAGAATCCAACAAAATCTGGTTGAAAAAGACATAGTTGTTCAATAAGTTGACCAAATTTAATTGCGGATTTTCTATTCATAAATTTATTACCTTCTTGCCAACTAATTTCACCCTCAGGTGTAACCTTAGAAATCACATTATGAGTATATCCACCATTAGATTCAAACATAACTTGAAGAGTCCAAGCTGTTCCTGATTTAAATATTCTAGCATTAAGAAATTTTGCCATTGGAAATTCTTTAACATTACCAACTAAAATATCAAACTCCATATTTTTGATAAGCATCATAGACATATTTTTAGCATGTGCTTTAACTTCTTCTGCTTTTTTAACTTGACCATAACCAGCCATCTTATCAGCAGCACTCATATATGTTGAATAATCGAGTTCTTCAAATTTTCTTAAATGTTTCATTTAAAATTATAATTTTTATAATGTATATATTATTATCTATTACCAAATTTTCGCAAATTGGTTTGAATTCTTTGAATATGTTTCTTCAAAACAACATACTTCTCATTAATCTCACCTTTTGTGTCAAAAAAGTCATCAATTGTAGAATTCATTATTTCTTGATTTCTTTTATCTTTATCTTTTAGTTTAACCTGCCATATGTCAAATAACTTACCTGGATCGTATTTATTTTTAGGATGAGCAGAAATTAAAAATCTAGGGACCGAATCCATCTCAATTCTATGTACCATTTTAATTTGTAAAGCATTATATTCAACTAAAGCATATTCAAATCCATATTTAATTAACTCAGAGTACATACCATCATAATTTACTTTTAATGGTCTATCTTTTTCAAAATCTTCTTCTATCATAAAATTATCAAATAAATAAGCTCTGACCTCTAAAGGTATGAAATTGAAATTAACACCAAATATTATTATTTGATTTGATATTTTCTTAAAATTTGTAACAAATACTGGGGAAAACATCATCCAGTTAGAACTATCTAAATAATGAAAATGATAAAAATTACCAGGTAATATATCATTAACACCAACCGCTCTTACATTTTTATCAGACTTTTGATATTTATCATAGAAGTACAATGAGTTATTCTTGAAGTTATCAGCTAAACCATCACCATCAACTAACATTCTCAATCCTATTCTATTTACTAATTCTCCCATGGAAATCAATTTTCTTTTATATATAAAATAAACTAATCCAAGGTATGTTAAATTCAAAACCAAACAACGCCAACTACAATCAAGGTAACTATATACCAAAATATAAAGACAAAGTAATTAAACTAAATACTCAAGGTGGTGTTTATTATAGAAGTTCTTGGGAAAAGAAGATAATGACTTGGTTAGATAATAATAAAACCATTACTAAATGGGGCGCTGAGTGTATGAGAATACCTTATCAAATGACACATTTTGATAATGGTGATACTAAAGTAAAAGAACATTGTTATTATCCTGACTTTTATTATGAAATGAGAAACTCTGAAGGAGTACTTAAACAAGTTGTTGTAGAGGTTAAACCGTTCAAAGAGTATAAGATGGTTCAAGACTTAAATGAAGGCAACCTAGTCGTTCCTGAGAATGGAATGAAGAAGTTAAAAAACTTTGAATATGACCTTAAAATGGCTTATAAGAATAAGAACAAATGGGAGACTATGATTAACTGGTGTAATAAGAAAGGTTATGAATTCATTATCATAACTGAGCAACACCTAAAGAAGTTTAACCTTTAATCTTATAAATTAGTATTATAAGTATAAAGATAAAAGATATACTTGGTAAAATATTACTCCAAATAATATAAAGCCTTC